ACTAAACCGAGTGACGCATAACGCTCATATCCAAACGTGCGCCCACCATCCTTAGACACCTGCATGGCAATGGTGTCAATAGAGCCTTGGCCGGACTGCAAGCCTACCCCTGTCTCCACGTCTAAGTATATTTCATCAATCGCGAACGTATTGCCACCTGCGTTAAGGTGCTGGGACGTTACTTGGCGCTTAATGGGTTGCCCGCCGTCGGTGTAAGTAGTTTCACTCATCGCGTAGACACTGCCGGTGGTGGCGTCGGAAATGTAATTGATAGTGTTGTACACAACCCCCAGCGTACCAAAGTGGCGGCCCAGCAGGGCCAACCCAGTTTGTGTTTCACTCCAGATATTAGTAAGTGCATCATACAGTAAAGACCGCCCTGCTGTGGGGAAAGTAAACTGCGCCATCGGGTGACCGTCTACAATGTAGGTTAGGGCTACGCAATCTGCAAATGTGCTAAAGCTGTTTATCAAATTTTCAACGTCGGACGTGCTTACACGGTTAGGGACATACCCATTGAGAATCATCACCTGTACAGACCCTTGCGGGTTTTGGCCAAGAAAGATGATAGTGTTGTTTATCTGTGCCCGGCCCCACACAGCAGCGAGACCCCAGTTCTGGCTGGCTCCGTTTATACGGGCAAACGGGTTAGGGCTGGCCCCTACGTCTTGCCAGAACTCGATAGAGGCAGACCCCCACAGCACTATAATACCATTAAACACATCTTGTGCTATTAGGTAATCTGACGTATTTTCTTTACTAAAGTAGACCGCTGGGGTCCAGGTGGTGCCGTCATACAGCGCACTTATGTAGCACTGCTTGGTGTTGGGCAGGTTGCACAGAAAGCGTCCATCAATAAACGCCACCGTGGCCGCACCGTTGGGGAACGATCCGTCTGATATTACCGCAAACGTGTTGCCGCTGTACGTAAGCGTATAGCCCCCCACACCATCCACTATAATTAGCTGAACGCCGTTGTCAGCTAAACTCACGTAACCTAGTGTAGCCACAGACAACGTGCCTCTAGCAGTGGGCACTCCAAACTTAGTTACGCTGTACAGCACAGACCCCGCTACTACGTACAGCGTGTTGTTAGCTGTAAGCCAACCTCTAATGGGGAACGTGGGCAATGTAAACGCGGCTAACCAGCCGGGGGTGCCCCTGATAATAACAGAATTCACTTCGCTGTCTACACGTTGGTCGTAAAACACGTTCAGCCGCCGCTGCGCAGATATCACAGGGGAGTAAGATTTAATGCCGCTGCCAAATAACGGTATCTGCTTCATACGTCGCTCTCGGAAACAAAATACATGCGGTTAATTTCAGGCTCTTTGCGCTGCGCAATGGCTAAGGCTTTACCGGCCAGTTGTTCCATCTTTGCAGTCCATCCGACGTTAAACATCGGGGCTATCTGCTCTGCCAACCCCCACACCAGCGCGAGGAACCACTCTTGCGGATATACTGTGGTGTCGTTGGGGTTTATTATATCTTGCACAGCCTCTAAGTACGTTATGCAAATGTGCTTAGATGTATCGTTGGCGGCTGCGCAATCTGTGTATAGATAGCTGTTTGTAAGCAGAAACTCGTGGTACACCGCTGTCGGGGCTGCTGAAAATTGCGGATTTGCTTTGGAGGGTAAAAAATCGTACTCTGGTTGTTGCAGAATGCTGAGTGGAGTGTCCGTGTTGGTAATGTCTCGTAAAAACACAGATTCTATAATCACGGGTTGGGTTGCTACTGTGGTATAATCGAACACGTAGGCGTTGGCGGATGCTGCATTGCCCGCCGCTACAGCAGGGATAGTAATGTTGTTGCCGCTTATGCCGCTGATAGTGGTCCAGTAAAGGTTGCCTAAGTTGTTTTGGAACCCGAAAAAATCCCCGATAACCATACCAGCGCTGTTAGTTACTGCCGCCACCGTGCCGCCTACCGCTACCGCCGCTCTTAGCTGGGCCGGTACATAGTTTTGAGTCCAGCCCACCGCCGCAGGACCTAACACATACCGGCCTCCCGTGCCGTTTAAAAACAGATGCCCGTGTCGACGCGTAAACGTCTTGAGGCCGGGAGCGAAGTCTGCTTTACCCTGCCACTGTTTAATCATCAAGTTCAAGAACATAACGGCGTCGTTATATTCCGACGGACTGGGGGTTTCTACTTCATCCAGTTTGCCGATGCACAGCATCGCCATGCGGACAATCTGCTGTTGGGTTATGGTGTAGCTGTATGTGCCGGAACTTGTCATTAGGATGCCTCTTTGTAAATCTTTTTAAACACTTCGTCAGACAAAATTTTAAACTCCCCAAACTCGTCCTCTACTATCCAATCCCCACGCCCCACAGCTACAACACCTTTAGCGCTAGACAGCCAACCTAGCGGTCTTACGCCGGGCAAGGGATTTGGCAGCATATGGACTTGGGCGTGGTCTCCGTCTTTAAACCACTGGGTTGCCTCTACCGCGAACACCCGGCGCTCGAACTTCATGCTGCGCTAGCTGTTTTATGTTTTCGAACGGCATCCATGTAGGCCTCTACGTGGTACCATACTTCTTCCCCGGATATATCCTTCTGGCACTGCGCTGTGCCTGTTTCATCATCTTTGGTGCAGTGGCTCCAACCGTAATGCAACTGGTGGCAGGCCGGTGCGGCATCGTTCCCCCTACCTGCACAAACGGTGCCTTTAGATTGTAACGCTGTAGTACCGACCCAATCCCGCGTTAAGTTCTCATGGGAAGAATGGGACAGGAAAACTATTTTGGGCATATCCTCACAGGCTACGGCGTTAAGTACTCCAGTTTCTGGACCTATCACCATGTCGGCTTGCTGCGCAAACGCCAAAGACTGGCGAATGTTCCACTTGCCACAAGTAAGGTGCACCCTTGGCTCGTTTTCCCAGCCGCGCTCTAACAGTTGGCAATCATTACCGCCCACCAGCACCACGTCTACGTCTTTATATGCCAACATGATAGACGCAATAACGGCATCTAGCCCGGCCCATGTTTTATGTACAGAAGAGCCTGCAAGGGACCACACAATGACAAAGCGCCCCATTCTGCTGCGTTGCTTGCGCACCCACGCTTTTTCCTCAACGGTCGGGAAGAACTTAACCTGCGGATTGTGGGGAAGCTCTGCCAGCAAATGTTGGAACTCTAAGTAATTTTTATCCAGCATAGCATGGCGTACTAAGGGGCTCCAACCGTGCTGCGTCCGCCCCGGCAGCGCTAATAACGTGCCTTCTACGGACTCGGACAGATTTACGAACTTGTCGTACTTTTTAGCCTGCCATGCCCAGAACGGTGCAAGGTCTTGGTTTGGTATTTGGTCTGTATCTAACTGCATAAATGCGTCTATGTTGGGGTCGTGCAGCACTACATCTATACCGGGGGCAGACGTCATAAGTGTAACGTGGTACCCCTGCTGCTTAAGCCCTGCAAACACGCTGCTGGCCTGCATTAAATCCCCAAAAGCCCCAAAGCGGCACACCAGCACACGTTTTGCCCCATTGGCTTTATTGGAGGCCCAGCTGTGCTCATGCTTCCGGCCCTGCACTTTGCGGTACACTTGGTACAGGCTGTATTCGTTGTCGTTGTTACGGTCTTGGTTTTCTACCAAATCCCAGCCAGAAAGCTTTTCCATCGCTGCGATAACTTTAGCTGCATTGACATTCCATTTATGATCTGGGTTAGCACCCATCTCGCCGACCTTTGGGTAAAAGTCTTCGTGTGGAAGGTATAAGGCAAGCACACCTCCTACTTTAACTAACCGCCACCACTCTTTGAGGGCAGCTTCATAATCCTGTATATGCTCTAGCAGATGGCTGCTATAGACGTAATCCATGCTTTCTGACCCGAACACGTCTAACTTTTCAGCCGTTTGAACCAGTATATCCGGTTTAATGTGGTGGCCGAACGCTGCGTGGTGGCCGTTGTCTACTGCTATGGCTTGTGGCAGGATCTTGAACGTGCCTGCGCCTAAATCCACACCCCGGCCACGCAGATAGGGAGCTACTTCCCATACTATCTTCTTAGATTCTGCTACGTAATCATCGTTAATGTTCCACACCATTTTACCGCTCCCTGTTAGTGGTT